CCGTGCCACGAGAATGGAACACTCCAGAGAGGGAGTGTTGGAATGCTCCAATCCATCAAATACTCAAAGCAATAGATAACCACACTCACCAGTATTTTGTGAGTGGGGATAGGTGGCATTTAGAAAAAGCAAATATGTTGAGACAATATTTACATGAATTGAAAACTTGGATTCACAAACAAGAAGGAAGAGATAAATAGCTTAGAAAATTATTTTAAGAGCGATGAAAAGATTACTTTTAATCTCTTCATTATTCTTTATTACCCCTGTAAGTGCTGCTGAAATCACATCAAGAATAACTGACTCTGTTCAACTTAAGGTTGATGCTGCTGCTTCACAAGCAATTCGAGTTGGGGGTCAATATGCTGTCTCTGGCACCAATATCCAATCATCTACATTTGGTGGTGTAGCTGGTGCTGGAACTTATTCAGTAAACACTGCTGGTCAAGCATTTACTTTCTCGGAAAGTTTAATCACTGCTGACACTACACCAAACTCTGTATCTACTGGTGCTATTGCTCCTTATGGAAATATTACCTCTACTGCTGCTGGTGCTGCTGGAAGCCTTGCTGGTACTTTGTCTAACACATCAGTTCCCACTGTAACTGCTGGTGGTGCTGGAACAAGTGCTACTGGTCAAAGAACCATTGAGTTGAGCGTATTTAAATGAAACATATAACTCCCGTTCTGCTGGTGGCAGCGGGATTTATATGTCCCGTTCATGCTGAGAGTGTTGTTCCTAATTTTACCAGAGGAACTATAACTGCAACAACAGAAACTACCACCAAAATCATAGAATCAATTCGTCAAGTTGAATATACAACTGGCACGTCTTATACTGTCACTGGAACAAACATTAATTTTACAGGAACACCTGCTCCTGGAAATTCTTATACACTAACTACCCCTGGTGCTCCATTCCAGTTCAGTGAAACATACCTTGGTCCTGGAATTGCTAAAGAAACATGGATAGATCGAACTACAGAGCAAAAATCTACAACAAACTCTATATCAGTCTTTACTCAATAGTATTTGCTGGGTCAGCATTGGCACAGCAAGCACCAAGTAATACTAATATAGCAGGACCCTCAGCATCTGCAACTGGTAATGTCACAAATCAAGCTGTGCAAGTCCTACAAGGACCATACGCAGTTAATACATATGGATCTGGAGTTAGTTGTCAAGGTCCAACGATGAGTTTGTCTCCTTTTGTGATGGGTAATTTGAATGGTAATCAAGATCCAACTACTTACCAAACTCAAAGTGCAAATGCTGGTTTTAGTATGGGATTTAACTTCCCTCTAGATAGTAGTCTAACTGAAATTTGTAAAGCAAGAGCAAGAGTAGAGATTGCTAGACAACAAGCAGAAGCAGATAAAGCAAGACTTGACTTTGAATTAGTCAGATTACTGAAATGTGGTGAGGCAATCAAAAATGGAATTAGTTTTCATCCTGATAGTCCTTATGCAAAAATCTGTGCTGATATTGTTGTAAGGTATCCACAAGCCTCTAAATAAAAATAAAAATGTTTATAGCAACAAGAATTGGATTCATGAATGAAGTTTTGTATTATCAAGAAGATACAAAGTGGACTTCAGAAAAATCAAAAGCAAAAAGATTTGCAACAAAAAAAGAATCCCTTAAAGAGTCTGATAGGGCAGGACTTTATGAATTAATTATAGAAGAAGTAAAATAATGTTGCATTTAATAGAAGTTTTAGCAGCAAGTCCAATCTGGTTAGGTTTATGTGGATTTGGAGTTATTGTTTTACCAATAGTAGGAATACAATACATACATAATAAAAAAGATGCCAAATGATTTTCCCTGGGGAGTATTCATAATCTTATGCTGTGGATTAAGTTTTACAGCATACATCATTTATTACATATTAAAATTAGCAAATGAGGAAATGAAAAATGAAACATCTAGCACTAGCACTATCAATCACAAGTCTGACCATTAGTGGAGCACTTTGTTATGGTGCTTATGTGACTTATAAGAAAGCAGAAGCAATCTTAAACAATCCAGAACAGTTTGTTGGTAAGGTTGTAGAGAATCAGGTCAACAAAGCATTTGAGAAACTTCCTATTCCCAAACTAAATACCAAAGAGTTTAAGTTACCTTTCTAATGGATAAAGACCCCTATATCTATAGAATTCGTTCAATCGCAAAGGTAGTAGATGGCGACACTATTGATGCTGACATTGATCTTGGTTTTGATATCAGTCTCAGTAAGCGAATTCGTCTTGCGGGCATTGACACGCCTGAGAGTAGAACAAAAGATGAATACGAAAAGAAACTCGGACTCGAATCGAAAGAATGGCTCAAAGAAAAATTGAGGTTTGCTAGAGATATTTTAATCAAGACTGAACTTCCAGATAGCACAGAGAAGTATGGTCGTATCATTGGACACTTGTATATCAATGCTGGAGAAGTATCAGTCAATAATCAAATGATTGATGAAGGATATGCTTGGAAATATGATGGCGGCAAGAAGCAAAAAGATTTTGATTACTTGGCAATGAAGAGAAATGAAAATAGAAACAAATAAAATTAAATTTCCAACACTTGATGATATAGTTCCAGTATTAGTTTCTGTCATTGCAGTTTCTATTATTGGAATGACTTTTACTAACTATGCAATTTGCAACTTTAAAGTAGATAAAAGTTTGCATTTTCTTTATCTAGTTAATGGATTTGGTAAAGATAAAAAACCACCTAGTAAGTGTGATGACAATACCTCACAATCTATTCAAACTTTAATGGGTCTTTTGGCAACAATTATTGCACTCAAAGCAGACCTTAGAAAAAAAGAAGATCAAGAATAATATTTCTTATGTTGTTCTAACTTCTGTTTTTTGAATTCTTTCTTCAAGATCTTATTGACTTTCTTTTGATGCTCGTAGGCAAAGAAGAGTTGTAGTTCATAGTCAGTTAGATCTTTACTCATTGCTTTCTTGATCTGTGCGAAGATCCTTTCAACAACTGGTTTGAATTTCTTTACCATATATTCTACAAAAGATTTACCAGCAAGAGCCGCAGCAACAGAGGCAGTAGCAGTAGTCCCAGCAAGAATAACCTGCTCTTTAGGTGGAACTGGGACTTCCCCGATGATTGGTACTTCAATTACAGGTACTCCAAGGTTTGTATTTGATGCAAGTCCAGGATCTACTTGTTGTCCATCTTGAGATTGTTGAGGAATTTTTATTTGTGGTATTGCAGGTTTGCTATCAGGAAGTCCTCTTGATTTTTCTTCTTTCTCTTCTTCTTTTTCTTTTTTTTCTGCATTAACTGCCGCATCAAACTCTTCCTGTGTTGGAACATTAATCACAGGATATTCTATAGAAGGGTCTGGTGCTTGAAATATAGGAAGCGTCAGACCCTGTATTATAGGACGCTCAAGCTTCTGGGGTGGCAGTTGCTCTACGATAGTCTGGGGTATCCCCTGGATCACAGTTTGGGCAACCTGTTGCTTGGGTATCTGCGATTGCGATATCTGCTGGAGGTTCTGGTTCTGGAGTGGGTTCAACTGCTGTGATTGCAGGTTCAGGATCTCTTCTGGCATCTTCTGGTCCTTCCTTCTTCATAGTGTTAATACCAAAAGTTGCTGCTGATGCAGTAAAGACAGTTGCAATAAAAGTTGGGTCCATCTTAGAAAGCATACCAGCATAACTAGCAGTCAAGAGGGCAGCACTCCAACTCAAAATCGCAATACGAATAACTTGTCCCATAGTTTTTTCTCTTTTGTTAAGTTCCATTTTTGTTTAGTGTGAAGTTAACCTTTTTTCCAAGCTTCACCCTCTGCTTTTCTTCTACGAGCAAGTCCTGCTTCTACATTAGAACCAGGATTTCTGTAGAGGTATAAAGCGTCTGGAACCATGTCCCATTCTTTATTCTTCAGGCGTTTAGTAATAGTATTAAAGTTAGAGCCCCCGTAGAAACCAGCACCAAGATTATAAGCAAAGCTGAGAAGAGCTCCTCTTTTTCCATCTGACATCTCATTCCAGTGTGGTACTTTACGAAGTGCAGGAAGAAACTCATTCTTACACTGCTCAATGAGAAGTGCATCCGCTTCTGCCTGTGTTAATGTATCACCCATCTTAAAGTGTGACCCATCCTTCTTACGAGTAGATCCCCAACCAATAGTGATTGGAAGTCCACCAGTCAGAGGATCAGGATATGCCTTGAGATGACATCCCTCAAACTCTTTAATAAGTTTGATACCCATCATTGGAACATCATCACCACCTGTTACAGGTGCTGCAGCAGCAGGTGCTGGTGCAGCATTAGACTTTTTTCCTCTGTAAATCTCTGCCCACTCTACATTATCTTCAAGATATTTAATAGGAAGATGATCTTCCATCCACTGAACTGCCTTCACATGATTGGCATTCTTATCATCATAATATTTGAAGAAGTTGTGTAAATCTACTTTTGCCATTTTTATTTCCTATTTAAAAACAGAATTATTAGAATTTATATTAAAGGGTTTTTTTCTGTAAGTAGTGCAAGTTGGATCCCAACAAACTGTGAATCCTGGAGTAGCTCTTGGCAATCTATTGGTTGGACATGATCTTTCTTTTCCAGTTACACAACCAGGAAATGGTGAAGGTTTGATAGGATAAGGTCTACTTCGATACTGTGCAGATGCTGCCCCAACAAATCCAAAAGAAACTATTGATGCAAGTAGTAAGTTTTTCATTTTTACCTCAATCGAAAATTCTACCCCAACCATCGTTGCCACCTGGGCACCAACGATACTTGAGCATTGCTTTGGTATAAATGGTCTTCTTACCATTTGTCACTGGTCCAGTGTAGTTATCATTACATGAACCATATGGATCATTGCAGTAGTAACCTTTACCATCAGGGGTCTTACCGATCACAACACACATGTGCCCACCAGTAGGTGCAGATAAAGGACCCCTGTGAAGGATACCAATAACAACAGGTTTCCCAGCATCGAGACTTTTATCAATATCAGCAAAAGAAAGATTGTAACTAAAGTGTGACTTAACGCCATAACCTGCCAGAACCTTTGTTTGAACTGTGTGGTCGGTTGTGTCACCAATAGCAAATACTTTTTTAACATACTCATCATCACCTTTAATTGAACCTGGCTTTAAAAAAGCAAGGCACATAGCACATGATGAACTATTACAAGTTCTATGTGCATCTCTGTAGTTATCTACTTGATTGAAGTATGGAACTTCAAGAACTGCTGGGGTAGGTGGTTTTGTTCTAAAAATTCTAACCCAATCAGTTTCAGAATCGTCCATGTATTCAGAAGGAAGGTTATCCTCTAACCACTGCACTGCTGCCACATGATTTGAATTGCCATCATCATAATACTTGAAAAAGTTATGAAGATCTAGGGTCATATGAGTTATAGACGTCTGACTTATTTATCAAGACCTATACTCTTCTAACTTCTCCAAGACCTTATTTAAGTATTGATGTGCTAACCATTTAGGATCATGTACAGATTTGTTCATCCATTCATTATCAAGGTCCACTTTAAGTTTAAGGACTTCACATCTCATAATGTCCTTTGTCAGATGACCTCTTGACATATACAAAAAAACTCTGTCCAGTATTTAGGACAGAGTTTCTGATTATTACTTATTATATCAAAACACTCCAGGAATAATTTGTCCAGTAAGAAAGTATGATACAACTGCTGCGACGAATCCAAGCATTGCAAGACGTGAGTTGAGGACTTCTGCCTCAGGGGTAAAACCGAATTTCATTTTGTTTCTCCTTGATAGGTGTGTTGTTGTTTGAGTTCAGG